GCAGACCCTTGTTCACCGTACATTGTACAGTGTACATCTTTCAATTTCTTGCGACTGATTAACCTCCACTGCCCCCACTGATCCATAGAACATCCATTTCTTTTCATCCACCCATGCCAGCTTTTGGGTCTTTTGTTTAGCTCATGCAGTCCTAACATGTACCCTAAAGCTCTCATTTCTGTAGGGTCTTCTGCTGCTGTAGCGGATAGTGTGTGTATCAAATGACCTTTGTCTTTAGCCTGATCTACAAGGCTAATTAATAATTGTGCGTTTTGTGTCCATGCACCTTTACATTTATGCACCTCATCAAACACTACAAAGGTGGGTTCCTCAAACAGCCATGTCATTATCTTCTTTCCTCTTTTAGATAAGAACGCTGTCTTCCCTGTTCTTATTCTTTCGTAGTTCATGACACAATCAGGCTCTACTCCCATCTCAATCATTTCTCTGTCCCACATAGGTATAACTGCCTTCGGACAAATAATGGCTACACGCATACCTAACTGTTTAGCTAAGTATGCGGTAACCACTGTTTTGCCCGTACCTACCTCACTTGTGTCAAGCGTATGCCTCCCTTGACGCAAGCAGTTAAGAAAATAGTCTGCTGCTTTCTTTTGAGGAGTATATAAAGTTTTCATTAACTTCCTAATACTACAGGAAGATCAACATGTCCAAACTTTTTTTAAGAAAAATGAAATTCGTGCTTTTTTATGTAGTGAGCTATAAGGAAAGCGTCAACCATTCCATCGTGAGGTTTGGTGGATCGAGAGCTTTTTAGCCACTTTTCTAAAGGTTCTAGATTGTTTGCTATTTGCAAGGCTCTTTGTTTTGATTCTCCTTTTTTAAAGCTGCCTAACATAGATCTTTGCCAGTCTCTAACAACAACACATTTATGTTTCCACCCAAACACTTCACATAAGCCGAGGAGCTTTCCGAACGATAATGCCATAGACCTAACAGCTTGTGAGGACTTAGCATGTCTTAAAGGTTCTTCAATAGCTATATACAGCTCTTGTTCAAATTCATCTAACCCTAAAATCCATTGATGTGTTTTGTGTGTGTCCACCTCTTTCTTACCTTCTCGGATAAGTGTAGGCATGGGGGTCTTTGATACGATATTCCCTGTGCGAGCACAAAGTCCAACCAGCCCTCCATTTAGACCATTATCTACACCTACTATAGTCATTCAGGTAAAACTAAAGGAGATATTATTAATCCTCCGTCTTCGTCTGCGGGTAGGTATACATCTATGTTTTTCCTAAGGTTTTGAAGAAGCATTATCTCACGAGCGGTGGAGGGAAAAACCCTATAGTAAACTCCAACAAGACAGTCTTGCCTAAAATAAAAGTCGTTGCCTTTATTTTCTCTGATAAGAACTTTGGGGTTTTCTACTTTCAGTTTTTCTGAAAATAGCTCTTCTTGCTTTTTCATTTGTCTTCAGGTTCAACGTCTATCACTTTATTTGGTTTTACCTCAACAGCACCTTTTCCTATGTCAGCTTTAGTGTTGTTTAAAATATTAATATCTATTTGAAGCCCTTGTCCTGTACCGCCTCTGTTATCTATGTTCAAGTTCCGCCTTATTAGTTGATCTAGTTCACTAAGCTCCCTAATAGTTCGAGGACCCCTTAAGTGTTTTAAATTATCCCTAAGAAGTTTTATAGCAGAAGCTGCAACATAGCTTTGATACTTTTCTGCTGGGCTATTCTTAGCTTCAGATACTTCAAGTATAGCTTTTTCCTCAGCTTCTCTAGCTTCTTGTTTTGCTATCTTTATAGCTTCGTGCGTTTTCTTATCTAAGTTTTCATCTAACGCTGTCTGTAAAGGATCGCTGTCTTCAGGTTTTGGATTAAGGGAGTGAGGATTTGTTTTAGGCTCAACACCTTCTGCTCTTAACCATCTGCGTAGTGTAGAAACATTTATATCTAGTTCCTTTGCAATATTCACAAGAGTATAATCTTCGTTATACATCTCTATTGCTTTCTTAAGCAGCTTTGATTTTTTAGATCTCTTAGACAATACTCTTTATATATACTAGAATTATACGTAAATATCAACTTTCTATGGCAAGTATAAGTAAATTTGAACCCTTCTTAGATTCTAAAACACAAAAGATATGTGTAGGAGGGATGTACATTCCACCTACGAATACTATAACAGCTTTGCTATTTGGTTTTGCTAAACACAAAAACTTAAAAGCACGAGAGTATTACTTCTGGAGGATATGCGATGAGCTGTGGAATAACGAAGAACTACCAGAGAAGTTAATGGTTCGCCATCCGTGGGCTACCACAATGATAAGGGCTGCGTTGAAAAATAAATACTTAGCTATAGGGGGAGCTGCTTCTAGTGGTAAATCTCATACTATGGCTGCTTACGCTATAGTTTGTTGGCTCGCTGCTCCGAGAGATACACTTGTTCTTTTAACATCTACCACTCTACGTGAAGCACGAAAAAGGATATGGGGTTCAGTAATCAGTTTGCTGAACGTTGTAAATGGTGCACCATTCAGGATACGGGATTCAATAGGCAATGTTGCTTATATAAATGAAAAAGGAACTCTAATTGAAAAAGCAGGACTAAGTTTGATTGCTTGTGAAAAGAGCAAAGAAAAGACAGCCGTTGGTAAGTTTATTGGAATTAAGCAGAAAAACGTACTGGTTGTTGCTGACGAGCTTAGTGAACTTAGTGAAAGTATTTTGCAAGCAGGTTTAACTAACCTGTCCAAGAACCCACGTTTTCAGCTTATAGGTATGAGTAATCCTGCCTCTAGATATGATGCGTTTGGTGTATGGGCTCAACCAGAAGATGGGTGGGACTCTATAAATAATGATCAAGACGAATGGGAAACTAAATACGGAGGGCATTATCTGCGACTAGATGGAGAGAGATCTCCTAACATTCTAGCTGGTAAAACCATATATCCGTGGCTACCTACAGAAGAAAAGCTTCAAGAAGACAGAGATCTTTTAGGCCCTGACTCTAGAGGATACAAGCGGATGGTATCTGCGGTTTTCTTTGAGTCTGATGATGAAGAGACCATATACTCCGAATCAGGGATAAGTCGTTCAGGTTCAATGAGCAGTGTACAGTGGAAAGGGAACCCTATACCCTGTGCGGGTCTCGACCCTGCATTTAGTAATGGAGGTGATAGGTGCATTTTATATACAGGCTTAGTCGGCTATGATCACTCAGGCCAATATGTATGTGAGCTTCAAGAAGCTATCCCCCTCTTGGACGATGCCACCAACACAGCGGTCCCACGTTCGTACCAGATCGTGAAGATGTTACGGACTGAATTGGAGAAACGGGGGATTGATCCTTCAAATGTAGCAGTTGACTCGACTGGTGCGGGTAATCCTTTCTGCGACATAATCGAAGCAGAGGGTTTATTAAATATTTTAAGAGTCTCATTTGGAGGTAAGCCTTCAGATAAAAAAGTTTCTGTTAATTCTAAGTTAGTAGGTACAGAACTTTATGCAAATAGATGTAGCGAGTTATGGTTTTCAGGCAAGGAATTAATGAGAACAAAGCAGTTATTCGGTATAACTAATGAACTAGCATCTGAAATGACAGGACGGAGGTACGAAATGTACAAGGCAGGATCTGTAAAAATGAGGGTTGAATCAAAGCCTGATTTTAAATCTAGACTGGGTAAGTCTCCTGACTTGGCTGACGCTGCGTTTCTTTGCATCGACGTTGCCCGTCAGCGGTTAGGCTTAGTTGCGTCAGAACCTCCTACAAAACAAGGGGGTGTAATGAGCCAGAAACATAAATCTATGAGAAATCTTACCAACGTGCTTACGGCAAGCTCTTTGGTGTCCGAGTGAGGGGGTGGTTATAAACTTTATAATATAATGCTCACATTTTCTACTGTAGTGGTTTTGTACATACAGTAGAAAATGTGAGAACTCTAAGAAGAAGTTTATATAAAGGGGGGTGTAAATGAGATTTTGACTTTATTTACTATGAATTTAAATTATTAAGGTACTTTAAATTTTACTAATATTTTTATAACATGGCTGAACCCAACCTACCAACCAAAAGTCAATCTTATATCGATGAAGCCCTTTTTCCTCCCAGCGATGATAAAAAGAAAAAAACTAAAAAGAAAAAACCGACAGCAAAAAAGGGGAAGGCAGCTTCTAAATTAGATAAACCAAAGAATAATCCTATTGCTGATTTTTTTAAGCTCTTTACGGACAGGGGCCCCCGAACTAAAAATGTTTCTAACGTAGAAACAACAGAACCTCCTGCTATTAACAGAGGCCCTCGATCTAATTCTTCAGACAACAAAATATCCAGTACTGAGTTTTTAGCTGGAATGGACAACTCTTTTGTTGGAGAAGGGGGTAGTCCTAAATTAAATTTTAGTGATCCTCCAAAATCAATCAAGCCTTTAACTGATCCAGCAGACTTTATGCGTAAAAATATTTTAGCAAAAAAAACCGCTTTAGAAAAATATAAGGATATAGGAAACCTTATTAAAGATGAAGCTGCTGGCGCAAGGGAAGTAACCGAGGAGATGCGGGACAGGTTCAATAAAGCAAAAGAAAGTTATAATCGCAATAAACTTACAAGAGAAGAAAAGGCTTTTGATCAACAGGAAAGGATGAAAAGAGAAAAAACCCCTACTCTTTTTAACTATACTTCAAAAGATTTAAGGGAGATGGATAACCCCCCAATAGAGATTGATGATAAAGGTGAAATTAAAAGACGGCCTTTTAACCCTGCTGAAAAACTTATAAGGCAGAGAGAAGAGAGGCTTAAAAAAATTAGAGAGTATAAGAAAGCTGTTCGGGAAAGAAATAAATTTGATCCTGATAAGAAAGATTCTAGAGGGAAAACTAGGCAACAAAGGTACGATGATCTATTTGGTGGAAGACCTTTTGGGCAAGGAACAATATTATCTCAGTATTCAGGTGACTCTAATCTTAAAAAAAGAATGAATGATAAAATAAAAGAAAACGAAAGAAGAAGAGAGGAAGAGGCTAAGAAAAACAGAAACCTAAACAAAGACAGAAACGATTAGCAATGGCACTAGAAGACTTACCAGATATAGAATTTTCATCTCCGTTTGGACAATCTATGTCTAAAGGGAAAAGAAAAGTAACGCCACGGTCAGCTAAGTTCAGAGCAGCAGCCCGTAGATTAGGTCCGTACACACCTGAAGGAAGACAACTGCGATTGCAAGGCGAGCTTTTAAAAATGCAGGAGCCTGACATCGCTACTAGAGAATCAAACAATTTAATAAAAGATGCCGAAGAATTAAAAGCTGCAACAGCTGCTGGGTTACTGGATCCAGTTAAAGACTTACCTGCTTTACGTAGAGTACACTTCGATAACATTAATGCTTCTAGTTTGTCAGCTCAAGACAAAGAAGGTATCAGGCAAATGTTTGCTGATGACCTTAATAAAGCAGGTCAAGAAGCACAGGCATTTGCTAAGAGAGATCTCGAAATTCAAAACCAAAGAATTGGGATAGAGGCTGCCCGACAAGGAATTGAAGCAAATAAGCAATTAAAAGAGCAAAGGAAATTAGATATTGATTTAACAAAAGCTAAAGTGGATGAGGCTGAAAGAGCGGAAAAAGTAGCCTTAAAAGCAAGAGAAAATAAAGAACAGATAGCCATAAATCTTGGTAACGTAGGCACAATGATTCAACAGGCTAAGGATATTTCTGTTCAAGACCCTCAACAATCAAACATGTTGATGAACAGAGCACAAGCTGATTTAAGAAATTATGTTCTTACTGAGGATCTAAACGCAAAACAAATGTCTGTTATAAATCAAATGATGGCAGAGAGCGGAGCAGAATCTACTTTTGCTAGAGAGGAAGTAATAAAAGCTAGGGATCTTAAAAATAGACAAGACTTTGCAATAAGAAGTCAGTTACTAAACTTTTCAGTAAACCATCCATATGATTATGTTGAAGGTGATAGTATAACAAAAAGCCTTAAGGATTTTGCTAAGGCAGATAAGGAAAAAGTAAATCGGGATATAGCAGCTGGTAATGTAGCAAGCTTAAAAGCGGGGGTTGACACTAAGTTGACATTTTTATCTAAAACCATAAACGCTCTTCCCTCAGAAGAAGATCAAGTTCCTTCAGATGTAAAAGTAGCTAAATCTCAATTACAAAATGGTTTAGCTGTTATTGAAAGTATGATATCCGCTTTGCCTGATGAAAGCACAAAAGATATAGCGAAGAGTATAACGGATGTTAAAGGTTTGATAAACGATGAAGATAGGTGGACTGAAGTAGTGGGTAGTGGCTCAGATCGATCTGTCGAAGTAGACGAAGAAAAATATTTAGACATGGTTACCGTAATAAGAGGGCTAGTATTTACTGCGGGATCTGTTCTTTCAATGTCTGTTCCTGTTGCTGCCGTAGCTCCAGTGGAAACAACGGGAACTCCACAGGGTGGCAACAAGGAAGAAGATGCGGTAATAGATCGTAGTTTTGGAAATAACACACAGGGATAATAAAGTGGCTGAAATAAACTCAATAAAACCTATGTTAAAGAACAAGAAAACAGAGGGTAACTCTTTAGCATGGCAGTGGGAAGATGATCCTGAACCATTACAATGGAGCGGAGGAAACGTAGACGAGCTAGGAAACTTTACTTTTGACCTTATCAATCAATTTGTAAGTTCGGGTAATTACAATCAAAACACTCTTAATAAAGTTGTAAATAGGTCATACGAAGAAGCTAAAGTTTTAAAGCCAGACATAGGTAAAAAAGAAGACTGGATAACTAAAATTTTTGATGAAAGGATACCCGCTGAAAAGTCTGTTGCTTTATTTAACAGGCTTAGTGCAGAAAGTGCTAAGTGGGACGGAGTAAACCCTGCTACAGATAAAACTTTAGATATATACAACACCTTTAATAGTAATAAAGATGAGGATGGGAATGTCACCTTTAAGCAATATACAGAAACAGGAAAAGGTGAAACGCTTCTTATGGAGCCTCTTAGTAAAATTGACAGACCTCTAAATGATTATTTAGAAACTGTATCTATTTTTGATAACTTTAAAAAGGAAGCAGTAGGTAGAGCAGAGTTTAATAAAGAAAAAGGAAACTTTAATACTATTCCTATTCCTTTTGCTGCATATACAAATGAAGAAGGAGAACGAGAAATAGCCGTAGCACCTACTAGATTCCTAACTCAAACTTTTCCCAACTTACAAAAAGCTATTGATTATAGTCTAGAGATGGGGGCTATAAGTAAAGCTGATATATTTGAAATAGCCAATCAACTTTCTTATTTGGGGGATACGAAAAAAACTTATGGTGAGTTAGAACGAACACAGCAAGGAATAATTGGAATAGGTGAAGCAATGGAAAAGCTTAGGAATCAAGCTAAAGATGTTGCTAAAGAGTTTAAAACTGAAAAAGTAGGGCCTGATCAATTTGATGAATATTATTCGCAATGGAATGTAGATTACAAAGGAACGGATGCTAACGAAAGAAAAGAGTTTGAAGAAGCTAAACTTATAGAAGGGTCTTTATTAAGGTCTGCTATGGCGGTTGAGTTATTACTTCGTTCACAAGACGAAGACTTAAGACGCAAAGAAGCAGCTGACGAAGAAATATCAGCAACCACTTTTCTTCCTTTTCATGATGATCATCAAAGATTAGGTTTTGCTTTAGATATAGGAGATAAGTTTACATCTTTTATTCAATCATTTACAGAAGCTGGAGCTGATCACGCTTTTAGAAATAGACTTCCTTTAGATCCTGTTGGTGTAACTGCAACTAAACTGTTGCAAGGATTAGATGACGAAGATAGAAAATTTTTAACAGATGTTTCGGCTATAGCAAAAGGAGTAAGAGATAATATACCTTCTTTGAAAAACCATTCTGATGAAGAAATTTTAGATAGCATGATTCAGATAATCGGACATGGGCTAAACGCTTCAGGTCAGTTTCATTATTTTGATAGAGAAGGACAGAGGCATCAAAATATAAAAAGGTTAGGTGATCTCAGTATAGCTGTTCATCCTAATTTATTTCCTAATAGAGCAGTTTTTAATGAAGCATTAGAAACTCATCCTAATTTAACCCCTGAGGAAATAAAAGATATTAAGAGGCAAAGAACGGATTTCTTAAAAAATAATTTTAAGGAACACGTTAGGTTAGTTACAGAAGTAGGTGGAAAATTAGGGCGAGGAGTAGGCTCAGACTGGGAAGACTTTTTTGAAGAAGAAATAAAGAGTGGTAAGCCAAGAGAAGGTTACGAAGTTATGGATGACTTTTTAGCTGATGGAGATCACTACAGTAAATTTATGGGAGTTCTCGAAGTAGGAGGGAAGTCTATTATCGATGGTAACTTAAAGTTTTTATTTAATGTCACCGATATGATCGGCATAGGAGGTAAAGGCCCATCAGAATATTTTAGCAAAAAAATACAAGACAGGAAAAAGTTAGCCAATCTTTTTGGTAAAGGCGGGTACGCTATAGATGCTGCTGCTATATCAGGAGAAGTTGGTTTTGATTTAATGTTAACAGGAGGATTATCTACGCTACTTAAAAAAGGAACGAGTAAAATACTTCTAAAAAATTTAACTAAACAAGGATATAAAGTAACATCGGGCAAAGCAGCAGCAGTTGCTTTGAAAGACTCTTTTATTATTACAGAAAAAGGAGCAGCAAAAGCAAAAGCAGCAGATTTGATTTTAAGTGGGACAGTTACTCCTGTAGCTAAAACTAGTACAAACGTAATAAATAAACTCGCCGATGATCTTATAGCTATTTCTTCGTCAAAATCTACGAAGTTAACCAACACAGGACGTATGCTTTTAAGTGCAACGGCTCCTTCTTCTCTTCGGTCAGCAAGCTCGTCTTACTATACTATATACGATGCTCTCCCTGACTGGATGACTCCTGAAGAAAAAAGAAAAAAAGCATTAACAGGAGGTTTGCTAAGGGGGGCCATAACAGGATCTCTCGTAGGAGGATTTCAATTACTTAGACTAGGGGGTTTGGAAGACTTAGCTTTAAAGAGAGCTGTTAAACTAAGTAAAGTTACAGGATCAAAAAATATTGATGCTGCTTATAGAGCATTGAGTTTACAAACAAAGGCAACAGCTAAAGATGGAACCCCTTTATTACACAGAATGGTTTCAGAGGTTAGTGGCACTATAGCTAGAAACGGTTTAAAAAATGCAGTAGCCAGAGGAATAGCGGGTACTCTTTTCAAGAAGATTCCAAGGGGTGCTTTAAAGTATGCGTTGCCTGAAGCAATAGAAGAGGGGTTAGATGAGTTTATTGGAAGTTACGTAGACACTTGGGCTTTAGAAAAAAGCCTTAGTTTAAATGACAGGATAGGTCTTTTTGTTCATGCAGGAATATTAGGAGGAATAATGGGGGGAGGAATACCTTTAGGAGCTTCTCTTGCAGCAGCAGGTAAAAGAAAATTATTAGGCTTAGGCCCTGACATGTCTTCAATTACTGAGGAAGAATATAAGAAAGTGGTGGATGAGGTAATGGAAAAAACGGAAGAGTTAAATGAAAAAGCAAAAAATGCTAGAGAGTATGGGGCTCCTTTAACCGCAGAAGTTTTAGAACAAAACAGAAAACAATTAATGGCTGGGGTGACTAAAGACCCCGTAGCTCCTGCGGGTGCTTTTAATATGTCTACAACTACAGACGTAACTATAAGTGGCTTGAGAAAGGAAGAAGAAATTGTCAGGGTGTTAGCTGAGAATATAGTAGGAGTTACAGAGATGGAGTCTGAGGATGGGTCTGTAATTTATAAAGTTGAGTATACATCTGTTGAAAATTCTGGAGAAACTTTAGTTGCTTTTACTGCTGACCCAAGCGTTAAAAGAGTTGAAGCGTCAGGAGTTAGAATCCGTCGGCTTGAAAGAGAAGGGTCTAGGGAACTTTTAGAAAAAGAAGAATCACGCCCTCTTATAGAAAATGGGTTTCTACCCGAAGATGAAGTGTTAGCAGAGTCAGCAGGAGTTGGGCAAGCTGTAGGTTCTTTTGCCAAACGAAATGCTGTTGCTTTCAAACAAAACAATATATCTGTTGTAGCTGACCCTACTGAGCAACAACTTGCAGAGGCAGGGGTGGGCCAAAATGTAGACTCTCAACAATTTCAAATAAATTCTTCCAATGAATTTTATATTGAAATAAACGAGCAAGGGAAAATCTTTATTATATTTAATACAAAAAATGTTTCTGAAGTAATTGCTTCTATGCCTAAAGCAAAAAGGGTTCAATATATGAAGAGCCTTTTAATAGAATCAATGGCTACTTCTATGGAGGTTACTTCCAGTAGAGATGAGTTTTTATCTTTGGAGGGAAATCAAAAAGGTACTACTAGTATAAAAAATTATATAAAACAAAAAAGAATGGCTGTGTACAACGAGATGACACAGTATGAAAAAGATAGAATAGCTTCTTTGTTATTAGACAAACCTATTACTGAAGGGTTAGAGGAGGAAGTACAAGAAAAATCTTTAATAGGAGCTGCTCAAATTAATTACTTAATTCAGTTTGAACAAGGAGAAGGATCTACAGTTCAAATAGAAAGAACAGCTTGGGAAGGAAAAGGAAGAGGAGGTGCTTTATCTAAAGCTGTACAGGAAAAACTTTTTGATATAATAGAATACTTAAGAGCTGCTATCAGAACTCAACAAGATGGGTACAGACCAGAACTTAGAAAACAGATAGAAGCTATATCTGCAAAACTTACTTTCAGTTGGTTTGAAGATGTACAAAATCTTTCCGATGAGGAGTTTAACACAAAAATAGATGAGGCTACTTCTGAAGAAGTTGAAGGCCCTGTAGGAGAAAAAGGAATTGAAGGTATTGATGGAGTTACTCAAAACCAAGAAAACATTCCTACAACTTTAAATACCACAACAGTAGGTTCTTTAAATCTAGCAGAAATAAAAACGCTCAACTTTGATATAGAGCAGCCTTCAGAAGAAAACACTGTAGCTGGTATAAATGAAGAAACAGGGGAAGTTGTTATTATACAATCTATGACTGTAGCGGATGCTCAGTTTCAAATAGACAGTATTAAATACATTCAATACAACAATAAGTTTTTGCTGAACCCTATTAAGGTTAACAAAGTTTTAATAGACCCTAATGAAAATTACGAATCAGATGCTAATAGTAAATTAGTTGTCGTATCTACAGTAGATTCTGAACCTGTTCAAATCAACGATATTAAAGCAGATGAGGATACGCCAGCTTTTAGAGCTGCTATTTTAGGCAACCCTTTATTTTCTAGGAATATAGTAGAAGGAAATTTTGACGGTGATAACGTAGCTTTTGTAGTAAAGGATATTAATGGAACACCTTTCCTTTATGCAGTTCCTAAGAGAGCTATCTTCCGTAGAGAGTTAACTCCAGAGGATGAACAAGCTATTTTAGAAGAGCCTAAAGGAGTACCAGTCAGCCTGTTCTCAGAACCTATCAAAGAATTGTTTGCCCCTGATGCAACCCCTGACAACAGCTCCCCCGAAAGAGTTAACGAAACAGAGGTTGATATTATCAAGTCTTCAGTTCCCTCCCCAGATGAACATGTAGAAGATGCGGGAGAGAGTACTATAGATGTAGAAGAAGGAGACACAGACCAAGCACCTGATTCAAAAGTTAAATCGAAATCAACTATAGATCGCCTTTACTCTAAAGTAAGAAGTTCTATTAAGAAAAAACTTTTACGTGCATCAAGAGGTTACTATGAGTTTAATTCGGACGACGGTTCGATTGGGTGGTTTGATAGGGTTACAAAAACAATAGGTTTAAGCCCTCAAGCAGTTAAAGCTATTCTATCAGTAAATTCCCCTGCTGCTGGAAAAGCTATTATTAAATTAATAGTAGATGAAGAAATTATACACCAAGTTTCTTATGAGAGTTTAACTTATACTGAAATAAGAAATGCTATAGAAGAACTGACTAATGTAAACAGAGTAGGTTCAAATGCTTTAATAACAATGGCAAGGGAATACAATAAACCTATTAATGGGTTCCCATTAGAAAGCGTTATATCTTTTTTAAGAATGGGCCAAGACGCATACTTAGATTTACCTCAGGGAGCAGAAGTAAGTGTTAAGAATAAATTAATAAAAGAAGGACTAGAAGAATTTTTATTTGAAGAGTTATTAAGAAAACACGTTTCTTTGATTTCGGGAGAGGGAGCTACTGAAGTAGATTATAACTGGCTGAAAATAGGAGAAGACGCAGATGGTAATAAGACACCTAACCCAAAAGTTCTTTCAATATACAGAAGGTATATAAGTAATTTTTTAATAGGAAGGCTAAAAGCAAAAAACGAATTATCAAAAGATTCTGCTTTAGGGCCATACTTTGCAGCAGCTGTACATAAAGTAGCTAAAGAATATAAAGCTGCTAAAGAAGGGTTTAGAAGAAAACCAGATTCTTCTTTATTAGATGAACCTGATATAGACTTAGGGGTTTATAGCAAACAGCTGAGTCAAATAGGGCATGATATTAGTACAGTGCCCCCTGAAGAAGAGGAAAGAGAGGAATGGTTATCAGAGATTGATCCTGAAGAAATAAAAAAATCTGTTATTGCTGGCAGGACGGTGGGGACTAGAAGCCCTTCGGCTAAGGGTAAAGAAGGAGAAGGAGTAAACCCTGACAATCAAGTTACTTTAGCTGATTTAAAAACAAATCCTGAAGCATATAAAAAGAATGCTCTTATTCTTTTAAATTTTCCTATTATAGCTCGTGAGTATTCTTCTGACCCTTTACTTGCTAAGGTAAGAAAAGCAAAAGATCCCTTAAATAAAGCAGAGTTAAAGCAGCAACAACTCCAACAAGAAATATCATTTAATAAAAAGAAATTAAAAAACGATCTTATTACTTTTAAAGTAAACGAACAATCCGATCAGCTAAAGCCCCAAAGAAAAGAAGAAGTTAACGAAGCAAAGCAACAATTTAAAGAGTCTTCTAAAAAAGTAGATAAAGTAAATGCAGACATTAAAAAACTTCAAACTTCTTTTAAAAGAGCTAGCAATAATTTAAAAGCTACTATAAGTAAAGAACTTAAAAAAATTAACGCTTCAATTAAAAAAGCTTCTGCTGTTAACAATAAAGAAAAAGTAGATTTACTATTAGAGCAAAAAGAACAGGTTAAAGAAGTCTTATCTAAAGATAGCCCTATGGCTACTTTAATGGAGGATATAAATGAAAAAATAAAAAGTGCTCGTCTTAGGCTTAACAATTTAAAAGCAGAGAACAAGGCTAATAAAAAGATACTTGATGATTCCCTTAAGGAATACAGTAGACCAAAGGTAGCAAGATCTAGTATTAAGTTATCAAATGAACAGGTGGATTCTATTATAGACGGGTTAGCCCAAGACGTAGAAAACAAAAAACCTGTTAGGGTAGGAGCTAAAAATTTAATAGTTCAGAGAAGGGTAATAAACAACAAAGAAAAAGAATTAGAAAAGACATCTGTAACAGTAAGAAATAAAGCTAATAAGTTTGGGGAAACTCTTAAGTCTTTAGCTCAATCGAAAAAGGCAATGCCTATTGAAAAGGCGGATGAAATTTATTCTACTCTGAATGAAGTAGCATCAAAAAACCTAAGCCTTTTAATAAAAGCGTTCCCTCAAGACCTTAGGGTTTTTGCTTCTTTGTGGTATGATGGGGCAAATACAATTGCTAACAGATTTGCTCAAACTTTTGGAGTTTCAATAGAACAAGCAGCAGCAGTATTAGCCGTTAATAGTCCTCAGAAAGATTGGTATATGAATGTAGCTCTCGCTGAGAGAACAATGCACATATATAAAACAAAACAATCTGCTTTGTTTGACAAATCGATGGCTGCTAATTTCCTTAAAAGAGCTGGAGAGCCAGAGCTTAAGTACGACAAAGAAGGTAATGCTTTTTATGAAGGAAATGCTACTCCTGTGTATGATGAGCAAGGAAATCATGTAGTAGATGAAAATGGTATTCTGCAATTTAATAATTGGAGCAGTCAAAAATCAAAAGACAAATTAGCATTGGATACTAAAATTTTAACCCTTGGTCTTAAAGGTAAAAAGCTAAAAGACATACAAGGAATAACTTTTGATTTTAAAGGCAAGAAAAAAACATATAGCAAAGAAGCTCTTCAAGCTCGTTTTGTCCGTATGTTTTCTGAAGCAGCTGCAAATAAAAATCTTAGGGATGTCAAAACATTCAATGTTATAAGACCAGACGGAGCTATCTTAGAAAGATCTTCTATGTCTGACAAGGGTAAGCCACGGTCTGTTGCTTGGGGTAGTTATGGGACTGTAGAAAAATCTATTAACATTTTAAATGCTGCTGGGGATCAAGATATGTCTGTCATATCTAATGAGTTAGGTCTTATGCATAAAGTTAGATCTTTCTACAACAACATTGTAGACCCCTCTAACAAAGACGGGCATGTGACAATGGACACCCACGCAATTGCTGCTATTTTACTTAAGCCCGTTAGTGGTAATAGCACTGAAGTAACTCAAAATTTTGGGGGTAAAGGAACCGCAGCAGATTCTGTTTTGGGTCTTAGTGGATTATACCCTGCTTTTGCAGAAGCATATAGATCTGTAGAATTTGAAAACGAATTAACTGGTGGTAGATATTTACCGAGGGAAATTCAATCTATTACATGGGAAGCTGTTAGACAATTCTTCCAACCAAAATGGAAAAGCAATGCCGATCATGTTAGAGCAGTTACAGATATATGGAACTCTTACCAAGACGGGGACTTAACTTTTGAAGAAGCTCAAGAAAGTATTATTACTTTTGTACAAAGGTCTAAATCAAACATGCCTCCTGAAAGTGAAGTTCTATCTATGGGAGAGTTGATAGACTCAGCTAATACTAACAGAGGTATAGGGGTGGGGAGACCTGATTGGGGTAACGCATCTACGACTACTGTTACAGAAAATATTGAGAAGCCAAAACAATTTAGTTCTGTACGATGGGAGAACTTAGACCAATCATTTGATGATTTGGCTTCTAAAAATATAGAAGGAGAAATAAATCCTTACGAAGAAAACATATACTCTCTTTTAAAAGAGGCAGCTACTTTAGCCGAAAGTGAAATTCCTAATACGTTTAATTTCTTTGCAAGCTCACAAGGCCGTTTTCTTTCCGAAAGCGAGTACACTATTATAAAGAACCCATCTGAGGAAAACGAAAAAGATAAGCAAAAAGAATTTTTATTAACTCCTGCAAATAAATATTCTTTTCAAGAAGCTCATTTCTCACACGCAGCTGCTGCTTTAGGATTGCAAGAATATATTCGTGTAACCGAAAGAGTTAAAGAAGACGGCTCTTTATTAGTGGCTATTAAAGCAGGGACCACACAACCTTACTACATATCAAGGGCAGGTTTAAAGATAGCACAGAGTTTTTATGAAGAAGGAACTGAGATAATTTTTGAGGACAGGCTTGATATGGAGGTTTCGGAGTACCTTGTAAAGGATACAAAAGGCCCATTTGTATACACGGGGAAAACTCAAAACACAAGTAGCTTGATTCCTTTAAGTGTCAGGTTAGCTCCGTTGAGGGATACTATTCAATACAAACAAGACGGGGTTGATGAAGAATATAAATTGCATGTGAGGTCTATGCTGGAGCGGATGAACCCTTATATGGCTGCAAAGGATAAGTATGAAATTGGCTCTATGATACCAATTGCTCCTAAGTTAGAAACTGACGTAAAATCAATACTGCAAGAAATAATAAAAAATAAAAATTTTAATACTCAAGAAGACAGTGCTTATAAGCAAACAGCAGAAACGCTATTAAAAGTGTTATCTGATAAAATGCTTAATGTAAGAGTTTATAATAAACCTACTAAAAAAAGAAGTAACTCTAGTGTTAAAAACGGAATACACCTTTCAAGAACACGCATGGAAGAAAGGCCTGAGGGTTTCCCTAATTCAGAATCTTTTGTTCAAAAAGAATTAGTTGGTTACGGAGAATGGTTGCGGTTTAAATTTAATTCTCCCTTAGACGTAATTTTAAACTGGCAAGCAATATACAAAGGATTGAAGTATGAAGCAGACAGAGATGCTCCTTGGTCTCTTATACCAGACGTTTCTAACTGGGGAGAGTTGGATGTATTAAACAGTGATCAAAAAGAAAAACTTAATTTATTTATAAAATATTTTAGCAACGCAGAGGGCGAAACCGATCCTGATGTTTTAAACTTAAACAAACACCAAGGTTTAATTAATGTTATCAATTGGACAAACGTTGAAAACTTCCCTAAAGAAGGATTGTTTTTTGATGGCGTAGGAAAAAAGTTTTTAAATTCAAGAAGAATCCCTTATGCACAAGCAAATGTTATCCGTGGAGTAGAGCCAAGAACAATCATCCACGAAATATTTCATCAAGTTACCCAGAGTGAATTTTATCAATACGATTTAAATCCTCCTATTAAAGGGAAGATGTTAAAAACATATTACGAGCGAAGATCAGAAGATCCTCAAATACCTCCGCACATAAGAAAGTTTCTTAAAGTTTATTTAAAAGCTGTTGAGTATGGAGATGAATTTCTTTACTCAAGGAAAGGGCAAAAACCTTCTAAGAAAACATTTTATGTTACTAAAGGAATGCAGGGAGCTTCAGCAGACAAGGCATCAAAAATATCTTTTTACGGTCTTGGAAACATACATGAATTTGTAACAGAGACATTTTCAAACCCTGAGTTTCAGAAATGGTTAATGTCTATTCCAAATACTGAAACCAAAGGAGGAGAAATAAAAAGCCTTTGGGATACTTTTGTAAGTTTAATAAGTGATATGCTTGCATCATTTTCTATAAGCCAAGCCTCAAGGGGGCAGTCTATAGAAACTTCTTTATTAGGGGCAGCTATTGAAACTTCTTTAGAGGTAGCTACTAAAGCAGATAATATTAAAGGAGATGTTCAGTTTGATTGGAAAAATAGTTTTACAGCTGCTGCTAAAGTAAAAGAAACTAATCAATTAAAAATTGATAGAGAAAAATATGGGCCTTCTGAATATTCTTCTTTTTCAAGCATTAGGACAAAAGACTACGGGTTAGATAAACCACCAGTAACTAGAGAGTTTTTAGAAAAGAATTTTAATTTAGTTCAAGAGGATAGCAACCAAACGCAAGCAGCTAGCACTGTAGGCACTTATGATAAATTTTGGGAAATTATAAAAGATATATCTCAAGAGGATTCTTCTGAAAAGATAACTAAGTATAACTTATTAGATTGGGGTTCAGGGTTTGGGTACGGTACCGAAGCTCTAAAAGCAAAAGCTGCTAGCGTTGCAAAAGACAGTTCTTTATTTCAGGTTAAATCTTATGAGCCTTACTATAAAGAAAATGAAAAAACTTTTGCCCCGTCCCTTAAAAATAAACCAGCTCCTAAGTCACAAGATTTTATTGTGAGCAATGTTGTTATGAATGTCATAACAGCAGATGAAAGAATTAATTTGCTGCAAGATATTTACACAGCACTTAAAGAAGGAGGAACCGCTATCATAACAGCAAGGTCAGTGTCTCAAGTATTCTCAGTTAAATCTGAACCTACTGTAGTGGGCCCTGCTGAAATTGTAACAAGCAAAGGAACTTTTCAAAAAGGTTTTACCAAAGAAAGTTTAAATCAATTTGTTAAAGAAGTTTTACCTGATGCAGTTATTGTAAATAAAGAACCATTAATAAAATCCCTTCAAGTAAACCCTCTTGTTGTTATAATAAATAAACCAAGATTAGCTGGGTCATTAGGCAGTGATCCAGAGTTCAGTGTACAGGGTTCAAGTATAAGAGTTAATCCTAAAGATGCTGACAAAATTTTAGCAGGAAAGGAATTAGGTAAGTATAGTTTATATGTATCGGCAGAAGCTGTTGAGGGAGGGTATTCTCTTTTAAACAAAGACTCTTATAAAGAAAAGAAAGAACAATTAGATAAAGCTAAAGTTAGATTAGCTGCCCATCTTGATCAAGAAAGAGAAGCTGACGAGCAGATAGGAAAAGAGTATGTGCCTTTTGAATACGACTTTGTTGTAATTGAGAAAAATCAAACTCGGTTTTTATTGATGTCTGCTTTGGAGGATCCCCATCCTTTTGTTGTAGAATCAAAGAGAGTCCCTAATGATGAGAACAAAGAAGTAATTGATGGCACCATTAGAGAGGCTATATACCACAGAGTAGAAAATATTCTTGGTCAAAGGCACCCTCTTTATGAATACCATAAAACAATAACTGAACAGGAAGAAAACTTAGGTTTGTATGACCTTAAAAAAGATGGCAAGAAATGGGCACCGAGTGGTTCTTCTAAAGTGTGGACAGAACAAATAAAAGCAGCAGGGATAGACCCTGCCTTCTTAGAAAGAGAACACTTAAAGATTAAAAATTATTTCTTTCCTGAAAAGCAAGAGACAGCAATACACGTTGAAGATCTTACAGAGACTCCTGAGTACAAAGAAATCACTGAATCGTGGGGGGAGTTAATGAATATCCTTACCGCTGAGATTCCTGTAATGGATACTGAAAGGCAAGAAGGTAGTGGGGGAACTAACATAATAGGCAGAGCTGCTGAAGTAACAGAAGATGTTATTGCTGCTACGTTAAGAACAATTCAAAGGAAAATATATAGCCCAACAGCTCATGAGAATTGGAGAAAAGGAAACCCTTTCTTCCAACTATTCTTAGGCACCCAAGAAAGAGAGATCAAAAAATATTTAGAAAGAAGTAGTTTTTTCAAACGAACTATAGGCAAACAAGTTGCTCAATTTAAAGCAACAACAGATAAATTACTCGACGAAGTTTATACAAAACAAGGAAAGGAAATTCCTTCTCAAACTATTGTAGACTCAACAGGTTCTTTAGATGTGTCTCCTTCAGAGGAAACTTTAAATGAAATAGAAGAAAAGTATTTAAATAAATTAAATGAAATAAGTAAAAACGAAGAGCTTGATAATGCGGAGCGTAAAAAAGCTTATGTTGAAAACTTTAACGACAGGGAAAAAGCTAAACAAATTGCTCGTAAACAAAAAATTGAATCAGAAAAAGAAAAACAAGTAAAAGCCCTTGAACAAATTAGAGAAGATTCTCCTGAACTAGCTAACCACATAGTGTCTTTAAGGAAATTAGCAGATGAGTTGTCTCTTACAATAGGGAAAATACTATCTGTAACTTCTCCTGAGGTTGACTTAATTATTGGTAAGAACCTTCAAATTTATTTAACAAGACAATACAGAGCTTTCACTCGGCCTGACTGGACAAACGAATTTATGACTCTAGAGGTACACGATAAGTCTAGAGAGATAGCTTTGGATTATTTTGCTACTCAAATAGAGTCTCAAAGAGTTGAGTTTCTAATGAAGGAGAAAGGCAAGGATAAAGATGTAGCAAAGAAAGAAGCAAAAGACTTTTTAGAAAATGATCCCAGTGCTAAGAACTTAGCAGAGAAAGCTCTTGAAGAATTTTTAATAAGTTACACAGGTAAGAATAAAGTTAATAGTTTAAAAGCAAGGCAACAAGAAATACCAAAAGCTTTGAGATTAGCTTTAGGTGAATTTACTGAAGAGTCTAATATAGATATCCTTTATAGAACTATATTAAACTTAGGCAGTTTAGCTTCTAAAATGGCGGTAAGAGATCACATGGTTAGGGTAGGGATGGAAGCAGGATGGCTAGTCACTCAAGAAAAGATGGCCGAAGAAACTGCTAGAGCAGAATCTTTTAACCAAGAAAGCCCGTACAAGGGATGGGTAGAAGTTGTTACTTCTGATTCAATGGATGGACCCGATGTGGACCCTGACGAAAAGAACCCTGAAAATTTCCAAATCAAATTTGATGATTCAGGTATCCCAATTGATCCGAGCAAACGAAAGTTGCCAAGCTCCAACCCATTTATAAATTATAGGGTTAAAACAGAAGACGGATCTGTTGAGAAATACGGAAACTTATTAGCTCCAGAAGAAGTAGCCAAAGAGTTAAGAGAAATTCTTGTACCTGAGAAGTCAATAGAAAATAAGAAACTACTAGACAATGTAGAGGACTTAGCTGCCTACATAACAGGTTTAACCTTGTTGTCTAAAACAGCAGGATCAATTCCTTTCTACCCAAGACAATTTTTAGGTTCGGTTGTGTTCTTAGGGCAAAATGGAATACCTACTTTCGGACACTCTTCTTCAAACTTTAGGCCGACTAGAGGGTACATTCCTGAGTTGGGAACAGAGATTAAAAGGCAATGGGACTTAGGAAATAAACCTGCTAAAAAACAAACTATGGCTTACTACGCTAAGTTAGATGCTATGGGAGTTCTAGAAGGAAGCGTAGACTACGCTCTATTAGCTGACTTATTCCAAGGCAATCCGAAACGTCAAATGGAAGAACTCCAGCTTGAGCAGGACGAGTTAGACGGGCCTACCTTTTCTGAAAAAGTTTTAAATAAATACTTCCCTGAAGGTAGCTTGCAAGAAAAGACTATATTGAAGTCTCTTAAAGTTGCTAAAAAAGGAGGTAGTCTTGCGGTAGAAAAGACACAGGCTCTTGTTTTAGCATTAGATAATGCTATGAAAATCAGAGCATTTGAGTATGAGAAATCTTACATCGAAGCAGCTAGAGAAGATTCTATTACAAGTAATAGAGACGATATGTATAGGGATCTTTCTAATGCACAGATAGATTCTTTAGCTGCTGAAATTATTCTTAAGACACAACAGTCTAGAAGTCAGGGGGCTCCTATCATAAAGTGGATAACTGAAACGCCTGTAATTAGAATAATAGCTGCTCCGTTTGCTAGGTTTATGGCTGAGAACCCAAGGATATTAACTAATATTCCAAGGCAAGCCCTTACAGAAAGAATGAGTTCTAATCCTGTGATCAGAGAAAGGGGAACCCAAAGAAGAAACGGTTATTTTAAATGGAACTTTGTTTATTACATGATGCTTCCAAAGATGTCTCAGTTATTACTTGCTAATGTTTCTGATGAGGAAGACAAAAATTATAGGTTGGGTTCTCCTGAGTGGTCAAGGGTTCAAAACTTATTCTACTTTAGAGATAGCGAAGATAAGCCAGTAACTACAAGTCTAACTTATGTCCACCCTATGTCTCCTATACTCGACTCTCTTACAAGGGGATTAGAAAACCTTTACCGAGGGGAACCTTCAAAGGCTATAAGAGATATGACAATAAGCTATCTATCAGCTACTTTCTTAAACCCTCAAATTTTATTCTCTGCTGTCGCAGATGTCTTTAATAACACAGATGCTAACTCAGGTCTGAAAATTGTTGGGGACTACACACCTAATAAATTAGCTACTCAACTCAATTATATTTGGGAGAAAGGGGTAGCCCCTCCTACAATATTAGCTGCCAACAGATCTTTAGAGGCCATTGAAGGAGACTTTAAAAATATAAAAGACGAAGACATAAGAAAAATATTTGGTACTAATTTAAATTCTTATGGGCCTTTAGGAGAAATAGTAAAACACTTACTGCCCTTTAAACTTTATCCCATGAACGTAGAAGGCAACGCCAGAAGAAGGTTCGAGGATATCAAAGAAGGAGTGTACTTTGAGCAAGCTAGGAAAAAGAAACTGTTACAAACTTCTAAAGGGTTTTCACCTGATTCTGTAAAAGAAATGATAGAGCTTGAGAAAGAAGGGATGGTTGAAGGATTAAGAGATGCTAGAAATGCTTACGACGCATACCAAAAAGAACTCGGTGAAAATACTGTAGAGGATATAATGAAAGACGCTGGGATTAGGAAAAGCTTAATAGATATTGTTAAAAAGGGGTACATCACTGAGAAACAATTCTTAAGAGAAAACAAAAGCTTTTTAGATACTCTTAAAAAGAAAAGCAGAGGAAGATCTAAAGACGTTGAAAGAATATATAAAGGAATATTTGGAGGAGAACGAAGAATATATCTTAAAGAGTAGAACCCCATACACTGTATTTAAAAACCCCTCATAGATCATGATACAGTGTACAGGGTTCATCACAGAGAAAGGTTGAACAACGATTAAACCATCCTAACTCCGTGAGGGGGGCACGTTTAAGCCCCTCTGTATGTCACATCAATATAATAAGCAAATCGAAGATATATTATTAAAGCTCGTCGTCAAGATTATTTGAATTATTTTTATCTTCATTCAAAACCATCTCATAAAATCGGGTGATCGCTTCGTTTTTGCTAGGCCCTTGGTACACTACTACATCGAAAACTGGGTCTGTTGAATGGCCTACCACTGTAAACATCTCTTCTCCTCCCTGCTTTGCGTACATGCAAATAGCTTGATAAGGCCCTGTCTCAGGTCTTTCTAACTTTATTAATACTTCTCGTGTCGCATTAGGTTTTACTGCTGTTTTCATATTTATTTATTTGAGTATTTAAAGACTGAAGAGCCCCGTCTATTTTATCCGAGTGCTCTAGTACTTTTTTCTCCGCCATGATTACTGTTGAAAAATGCCTGTTAAACATCTTACCTACTTCTACTAAAGTGTATCCTTTCAATCGGGCAGCGTACATTCCTAAGTGCCTCCACTGACAGATAGCTGCGTCTCTTGTGCTACTTTGTAATTCTTTTGTGGTGTATCCCGAAACGCTAGAAAGGGCATTTAATATATGTTCTGACGAGGTCTTTTTATGTAGTATCATTTTGTTTAAATAAAATAAAGTTTAACCTTTCGGCTAGTTTATTATCTCTTAACTGCATAGGTTCCCCTATGAAGGCGGGCATTTGAGGCGGGTGGATTATAGGGTACATCTTCACGGACTCAGGTTCGATAGCACCTTCATTGTCTAACACACCTTCCAACATGAATGGCAAGTCGTTTGGATATACTTCCCTAATTATTTGCATACAAAACTCTAATCTTTATAAAAATTATATGCAACCCCAAAAGATAACCCATCTCCTTAAATACATTTACATTTTGGGGTGGGATTAACTTAACATAAGAACTACCCACAAAATTTTTTTCAAAACCCTGTTTGCGCCGAGGTTCGCTCAGGAATCGCTTTCGCTATTATTAATAAACTATTAGGTAAATATTATTAAAGGCGATTCTAAGGCATTTTTAAAGGCCCTGAGGATAGCCTGTACTGGCCTATGACCCAGTGTTATTTCATACAAGCGATTCTGAGGGCCTTTAAAAACACAAAAAAAGGGACACCCTGTACAGGATGCCCCTTTCATTATTCAGTGTTCAGTGTGCAGTCTATTTACTTTTTAGTCGACTGCTCAGTGGCCGTCACTGTAGTAATTTGATTTAGATTTTGAGCATAAGATAAGTGCTCCTCAATTTCACTGAGTATGTCCTCTTTACTTGGTTCCTTATCCATATAATGCGAAGGGGCCCCATAGAAAGTGAACTTGTATAGTTTTAATTTTTTCATAACCATTTTTTCAAATCAGTTGTTAATTTCTTAATCTTAGGAGTAATCAAAAAACCTAAGCCCAACAAGCGTAAGGAATGCCTGAGCTTCCTTAATCTTTGAATTTTCTTAAGACCTGATCTGACAATCAATCTCTCATCATTAGTGAGAGGGCTGACAATATCAGATACAGTAAGGTCTGAGGATATAGCTTTCACCCTGTCCCAATCTGGCCTACGCATTACCCGCCATCCAATCGCCTTGGCATAATGAAGGGCTTCCTTACGGGACTCAAAGGGGATCTCGAAAGAGGGGCTAAGTCGGCTAACTAAAGCCCACTTGCCCCCATTCCTAATTAGATAACTTCCTGATCTGGCCATTAACTTGCAAGCTCGACTTGATCAGACTTAACAGTTGCTGCAATTGTTTCCCAACGTTCTTTACTCATAGTAAGAATGCTGCCCGCTAAGGATTCGATTTCCAACCTGCGGTCGTATGAATCTAGTTCCTGAGCCATACGAGTTAACCCTGCCTGCACTCCGTACTGATTATGCTCATTGTCTCTAATTGCTATCGTTGCCAATTTAGCCTCCAACGCTGATAACTTGATACCTTTACCGAGTCTATTGATAACCTCAGCAGTGTCACCTGTTACAGGTCTCTTAGCACTGGCTTCTAAAAGCTCTTTAAACTCTGCATGTCGAGCGGGATCAAGTGCAGCAGCGGTTGTTTCTTTAACCATAGACTGTATAGCCCTCAGCTCCTCTCGCTTAAAAGTATCGCCCATCAATTTGCCAAACTCTTTAGAGTACCTTGCACCCTTGTGAGTGTGCGAAAGTTCAAACTGAGTCCTCTGGTTAAAGATGATACCATTAGTGCAAAAAGCATCGCAGATAAAAAGTAGGTATTTAAACCTACTAGCACCAACCCCTGAGTTAATGTACAAAGCCCCCAAGTGGATTGGTCTATCGCCAATATCAAATACAGGGTCTTTAGATACAATCTTAAGATGTGTTTTTTCCATACCAACACGGCCTCCAATAACTTTGTATATTGAATCCTTCCCATCAATCATTGGTAGGATAGCATCCAGTATTACATCATCATCAATTGGCTTGTACATATCACTGACCAATGCTTTGGCTATGTACAAACCATTGGCATTTTCTTGGGCTCTTACCAATGACTTTCTATCGTCACTTTGTAGCTGCCTATTCACATTTTCTAGCAATAGATCTCGCTGCCCGTTGGACTGCATAAAGTCAGCGTAAGGTTTAAGACCCTTAGCTAAACGAGAGTACATTTGCTCGTTGAAGTATTTGTTAGTTGGGAATGAAAACTCAAACCGAGATTTATTGTGAAGCTCGATTAGGTATCGGCCAGTCTGACCAACGCTATCATCCCACTTGAACTGCATACCTCTCATAGGTGTGACTATGTCCTGTCTCGGTCTGCTGATCTGCCTTAAGACCTGATCAAAGGATCTGTCAGCAGCTGCTAGACTTGAACTCTGAGCGGTTAAGACTGACTGCTCTCTTGCGGGTGTTATTTCTAATGTATCCATTTTATATATTTTGTTTTTCGTTGTTTGTTTATCAGTACTCATCTTAAGCACCGAGCTATGCACCCTGCGTCATACAGGGTGCAATGCTCAGGACTCAGGACACAAAATCTTGTGATCTCGCTACCCAAGGGTTTAAATCTCGGTTGGTTGAATCCCAATTAGGTCTAGTAAATTGGAAGCCCCAATCTCCATAATCGATATTGCGATACTTTCTATTAGTTATTGGGTATACCTGTTCTCTATTATCATTACCCTCAGTGCCGTTACCACCTAAGTAGATTGGTGGGTTAACAGGGAAACACCAAGTCGCTCCACCTTGGGCCTGTCCACATATTGGCAATATCTCAATAGTGCCTTCCCGCTCATTGCCGTATCGGCCCTCAGCTTTAGTTGTAACAGTGTGGCCCTCATAGCCCATCTGAGTCTTAATGGCATGCATCCACTCTTTATGCTTTGCAAGGCCTCCATATGATAACGGGCCACACCCAATTGTAACTAATGCCGTCGAGCCCCTTGGCATTACATACTCAATAAGTACTCTCGGTAACTTGCCATACTTATTACCCCTTGGTGGTAACACTGCCAATACCCTGCCGTCCCTGTCAGCCTGATTAATATAAACATCAACAATACTGCCCGCTTTTAGTCGGCATACCCAAGCCAATAAATTACTTTCATGTGCATTACGGGCTTCCCTGATTGGATATGGGATATGCTTTACTGTATCCATTAAAACCTCATCTTCGATGATTACAGGTGTGTCCTTTAACCTACAGAACATGTCCCGCTTAAGGTTGTTTGCATAATCGAATGCAAATTCATATGACTCAAACTGATGATAACTTGACCTTTCAAAATCAATCATATCTCCAGTGTCTGGGTCTAATCGTTCTGTCCTTAGATGAACTAAATATGGGTGCTGCCATTGTTCATCAGATAATTGAATGTTTATGACAAACCCTTTGTTTTCAGATTCTAAATATTTCATTTTTCGTTGTTTAGTTATTTTTGTTTGATGATCACCTTAACCACCAAGCTATGCACCCTGCGTCATACAGGGTGCAACGCCCAGTGTTCATTTTGACTTTGGTACTGGAATCTTATTTTCTTTCGACCTCCATTCCTTTTCAGGGATTAACTCTGAAGGAAACTGTTCTAACCAATCGGCATCTTCTAGGTTCCATATAGTGTCCATATCGCCCCCTTGCATCCGATCATAGTTACCTTTGACGCAGATAAAACGAGAGCAGCTTTCAGGGTCTAAGATATTGAAGTACCTATCAAAGACTTTCTTAAAATCTGCATACAGATCACCCTTCCTTTTCAAGATTGTTTCGATCATATCGTTTGCAGAGTCGATGACATACTGAACGTCGAAGTAAGTGAGATCACCTAACAATAATGTGGGGCCTTCAACCACTGACTTAGTGCGAGTGAACTCAAGTGCAGTATTAATAACGTGGCACTCAGCCTCATCTAAATAATCAAAAATGTCCTCTAGATTAACTAGAGGACACCTGTCTGATAAATGTACTTTGTATCGTAATTCCATATTCTTCATATTCTTAGCTGATTGTAGTTGTACCTGAAACGTAGATTGTATTGGACTGAGGGGCGGGTGCGTAATCTGAGACAGGGACTAAGCAGTAATCGAGCTGACTATCACTTGAAGGAATTCTTTCGTACACCTTAACTTCGGATTCCTGTACAGGCTTTGTTTTGCCAGCGGGTTTGATCGCTCTCTTAAAGTCAGCAATATCTTCAGTGACTTCATAATGAGTCATCCAACCCATCATACCTGTACCAACTAAAAAGAGTACAGCTGATATACCAATTACAATCTTACCGAATACTACGTACTCTGTGTCATAAACTAATTGTATCCCAATCATACTGACAAAGAGTGCCAGTATGCCAAATAAGAATGCCATAAGTGCCATAAAGAATGCACTGCCAATTAGTCTGCTGATTAGCTCAAAGAGAGCTCCTATTATTTTCTTTGTATCGTTTTTCATTTTTAAATGCGGGTTTATCCCGTGCCCATTTTACATTCTCAGCTGTATATCTCAACATTTATTTAGATAAATATATTAGCTGCGTATTGATAACCTTTCATGAAGGGTGATTAACTGTACAGGATTCAATGCTCAGTGTTCAGAGTACAGGTGTTCAGATTGGTATGTATCAATGCGGATCGGCTCAGTTGATCCCACATAGCCTGCCCGCTCATTCGAACATTGAACCATTTACACTGAATACTGGACAGGATTAATTGCTCAGTGTGCACTATCCATTGATCCTCAGTAGGTTAAGCCATATCACCAACTAAACATTAGCTAGATTGTAGGAAGTTATAGGTTATTAGGTACGCCACGGGTGGGGGGTGGTGTTTTTGGGTGGCAGCCTCTTATATATCTCAGGGTTTGTGAAAAAATTTATGAAAAATCCCAGTGTTTTGCTAGACGTATAGGCGGTTTTAATGAGCGACCGCTCAAAAACAGTACCGCTCATAACGGATATGCCTCTAAATGAGCGGTTAGTTTTGGTAAGGTATGTAAGTAATATTTAAATATAATGTTTGCAATACTAAGGGAGCCGTGATAATCGTCAGAGATAGAGAGGGGGGTAGCCTAAAAACCTTTAATATATACTGCTCGCACTTTCTACTGAACAGTAGAAAATGTGAGAGACCTAAGAAGAATATTTATAATAAGGGGGTACCCCTACGGAAACATGAAAAAACAAGTACCATACGCAACGAAATACGAGATAGATGAAAATAATCATATTTATCATAACGGAAGGAAACTGAAACCTTCGTATAAGAACAACGAACCTTATGTAAACCTCTACTGCGATAACGGAAGCAGGAGATATTTGAAAGTGGCTAAGGTATCGGAGGATACTTTTGTGGGAGGGCAGTATTTAACTTCTGAACAAATAACAGAATCTTTAGGTGCTAAAGCAATACCTTACTGGCCCCGTTACGCTATCACTGACTACGGAGCCGTGTTTTGTGTAGACCCTCCAAAAAGAGGCAAAGGAGCCAACGAATGTTTTATGGTGAAGCAACGATACATTCGTGAAACCCCCTACGTGACCCTGCACGACTTTTCGGGGGATCGTAAAACATTGAAGGTGGACGACTTGATGAAGGCTACGTGGAATTATTAGCCCTTGATGGTTCTAATATTTAGAACTAAATTTGTCTATTATATGTCTTCAAAATACGATATCGAGGCTTTGAACGATTTAGGATCATTAGATGAAACAGGTAAGCCTGTTGAGTCTCGTCTTAAAGACGTTAAAAGTGCACTTTCTATTTTTCAAGGTTTGTTAAAAGCGGATGAAAAGTCAGCTGTAAACAGAGCCAGAGTAGATGCTATGTTTGACGGGGCTAACCCTTATAGTCAATCACAGTTAAATGCGAGTGGGCAGGGACTTAAAACTAATTTGAATTTTGGAGAAGCCCAGAGATTACTGGATGTTTCGCTTTCTGCGTATGTAGATTTGTACTCTTCCCTTGAGAAACTAGTAGAGGTCAAAGGGACTATGGGAGACCCGTCTGAAATAGGGTACTTTGAGGATGTTGTTTCTGAAGAGATAACCCACCTCTTGAGAAGCTGGCCTGAGTTTCATAGTAACTATCTCAGACTTTGTACGACATTCATAAAACACGGAGTTGCTTTTTCGTATTTTGACAACCCTGATGAATGGCGTTTCAAAATAGGTTCATTTGCTGACATTTTAATTCCTAGACAAACACCCGCTAATGAAAACTGCATAGATGTAGCCGTAGGCAGACGCAAGTATTTGCTGCACGAGTTATTTGCATTTATCAAAAACCCTGAAGCAGCAGCTAAGGTGGGGTGGGACGTAGAAGAAGTTAAGCGAGTTATTTTAAAGAATGCTACGACTTCTTCAAAAAGAACAGTGGGTTCATCATATAGTTCTTCCTATGAGTGGGAAGAGTTACAGAAAGAGTTAAAAAACAATGATATTTACGAAGGCCATCAAAACCCTTCTGTAGCAGTATTGCATTTTTGGGTACGTGAGATGGATGGTTCAGTTAGCCATTATATTTCGGCAGAAGAATCACCTAAGAGTTTCATGTACCAAAGACTGAGCAGGTATGATAAACCTGAACAGGCGTATGTTTTGTTCACATATGGAACAGGTAGTAATGGTACATACCATTCTATCAGGGGGTTAGGGCATAGGATATTCAACCACATTCAGACAAGTAATCGACTACGTTGTCAGATGGTGGATGGAGCCATGTTGGGCTCGGCAGTTATGATCCAGCCAGAGAGCCAGAGGGCGTTAGATGAATTAGGGTTCACTTACTATGGAGCATATGCCGTGCTCTCCCCCAATGTCAATATAATTGAGAAGGCATCACCTAATCTTAGTACTGCTGTACAACCAGCACTGAACGATATATCCAATCAGTTGGCAATGAACACTGATACAGTGAGCACTTATGGGTCTCAACAGGGTTCACCGTACAGAAATCAGATGCAAGTCGTAGCTGACATGGATGTACAGACTAGACTGTCTGGTGCATCCTTAAACTTGTTTTATGCATCATGGAACAGGCTCTTGAAAGAAATAGTCAGGAGAGTTGTTACAAGTAACAAGATAGATGCAGACCTTAGGGATTTTTATACTCGCTGTGAACGCAGAGGAGTGCCCATTGAGTTTGTAAAGAGTTTAGACCTAGAAAGAACAAAAGCTGTCAGGTCTATAGGAAATGGTTCTTATGCAAACAGGTTAGTAGCTCTTCGAGAGTTACAAGCTATTTCAGGTTCTTTTGATGAAGTTGGTCGTAAAAATCTTACTCGTGATATTGTGGCTACTCGTGTGGGTCACGACCTCGCAGATAGGTACGCTCCAAACTTAGCGGAAGACAGGCAGACTGTGGACAACAAGATAGCTTTCCTTGAGAACCAACAGCTTTCTGATGGAGACCCAATACCTGTTCTTTCTACGGAAATGCATGGAGCTCACTTACAAGTCCACGCTCCTGCGTTGATGCAATTGATTGAGCAGTTAAATGCTGGGGCAGCGGATCCTGTACAAGCATTACCTGCGTTACAAGCTTTCTACCAGCACATATCAGAGACATTACAGCAGATTGCAGGAGACCCTGCGTCGCAAGGATTGGTAGGGGAAGTTAAACAAGTACTTCAGTTTGCAGAAGAAATGATAAATAACACTTCTAAGCAGGTTCAGAAGATGCAGAGAGATGCTGCACAGGGGCAATCCCAAGAACAAGATGGGGGAGGAGAAATGAATGCCAAGCTTCAGGAGCACCAATTGAAGATGCAAATGGCTCGTGAGAAAGCTAATTTGGACTTAGAGCTCAAGAAAGCTAAGTTTGAGCAAGAGCAAGCTATGAGAGATGCAGAAAATGTCTTGAAAATGCAACAAGATATGTCATAAGTCATAAGTGGCTAATAAAAAGGTAACATCTAAAAAAATAATTTCCCTTCCGATACCATTAGACTTATGGTTTAAGGATGCCCAAAAAGTTGATGAATTACGAAAAGTCTTGGAATCTGAGGCTTTACAAACGGCAATTGCTGTCCTCAAAGAGATTGCAGGTCCCTCAAACGGAGGAATCGGAGACGATGCCGTTTCAACTAGTCAACGTTATGCTTGGTACGCAGGGTATCGTGACGCTTTCAATGATCTCCATAAATTAACGAGATACAGAACAGAAACTAAAATAGAAGCACACGAAGAATGGAAACACATTCAGACACCACCACTATAGACGGGCCTACTACAATAGAAGATGTCCCAGCACAGCCGATGGAAGCAGGGGATACCTCTTTTTTTGAGGCTATCGAGAATGCTTTAAACCCACCCGCTGAACCCGCTGAAACACAGACAGAAGAGACTACTACGGAGGAGCCTGAGCTTAAACCAGAGGAGACACAGACCGAAGATCCTCCCTTGGCTGATAAGGAAGAGTCATCAGAACCTGAGACAAAAGAGGAGGGCTCTGAAGAGAAAGATCCTTTAGATACTTTAACAGAAGAAGTTGGAGATGAGTGGACACCTAAAGCAGCTAATCGATTTAAACAGTTAAAGACAGAATTAAAGTCAAATAGATCTGAGTTAGAGCAACTCCAGCAAACTGTAAAAGAACAAGAAAAACAAATATCTGAGATGAAGGGGTTGACTGAATCCGAAGACATGGCTCAGATGAAGGAAAAAATTGAAGAGTATGAAAGAGTTCAAGCTTTTGAAAACCTTGAGCAAACTGAAGCATACACTAAATCAGTTACTGAACCTTTAGATAAAGTATTTACCACTCTTAATGAATTAGCTGAAAAGTATGACGTAGACCCAGATAATATTTTAGACGCTTTAGATAAAGAAACTTCAGAAGAACAAGACGAAAGTATATCTGAATTGTTTTACGGGGCTTCTGATAGAGACAAAGTGAGAGTATTTAGGGCTGTAGAAGATATAGAACCTATTCTTCAGAAAAGAGAAGACTTACACAACAACGCTGAAGAAGCTCTTGCAGAAGCAAACGCTTTACAAGAAGAGAGACAAAACGCAATAGCTGCTGAAGAGCTGAAACATAGGCAAGCTGTCACTCAAAATGTTATTGATAAAGTGTGGCAAAAGCTACCATTTTTAAATGGTTTAGAAGGAGTAGATCAAAACGTTATAAAAGAGAAAGCCTATTCCCAAGCTCCTGACGTAGTGCACCCAGTAGATTATGCTTATAACTCTGTAGCAGCACAGTTATTACCTACTATCGTTAAAGAATATTTTCAGACAATGAAAGAAAACGACTCATTAACAGATAGGTTAGCTGATTTTGAAGCTGCTGAACCTACAGTCTCTGGTCAAGCAAGTAGTAATAAACCAAGCACAGATTTAGACTTTGCTTCTGCGATTGAAGCAGCCCTTGGGGGTAACTAAAAAAACAAACAAAACAAAGATATGAATAAGATCGCATTAATTGTATGTGTCATTCCTGTACTGCTCTGTGGTGTTTCATGTAGCACATTGAACACTGGAGCTGGGATTAACGTTCCGTTTACAGATAATGGAAGTGGAGAGCCTGTAAAGGTAGCTTTAGAGGTCCAAGCTAAAGTACTTCCTCCTAAATTCTGCATCGGAGTAGATATAAAGGAGTAGACATGTCCTCCCCAGATTGGGAGCAACTGTATAGAGAGAAAAGTTTAGACCTTATCCGAATGAGGATAAGGTGCTCTCTATACAGGGAGGGTATAGAAAAAGCCACTTATCACTTAAAAAAGTGGGGTTATTGTCATAATGACATGAAAGCACATTCTTTAGCAGAGGATAGTACGTGGGTCAGCATTGAAAACAAGCGATTGTCTGAATGAAAAAATAGTATATATTTAATGTATGGCCGAATTAAAAGGAGCAAAAAGAGTTTTAAAAAAAGCATTAAGAGATGCTAAAAAGAAAAAACAGATAGCAAAAAAGATCCGTAAGAACGAAAAGTCTGACCAATTTCGTGGGCCAAGAGATCCACGTTCTATGAAGATTAAGAAGAAAAACTTACCTTTTGAAATGGGGGGTAAGCAAGGGAAACAAAGTCTTTCTGAAATAGATGCGGTTGAAGCAATGAGCAAAAGCAAACAAAAAACCCCTAAAAAGAAAAAACCTGTGCGTAGAGGTTTAAGAGCAGACGACCCTAATGTAGATTAAGATGGCAAAGAAGTTTAAAAGACTTGCCTCAGGGAAAATAAAGTATAGAGGGGAAACCTTTGCAGGTTTTAATAAACCCAAAAGAACTCCTAGCCACCCTAAAAAAAGCCACATTGTTTTAGCTAAAAAAGGAGACAAAGTAAAAATTATTAGGTTTGGTCAAAAGGGAGCTAAAACAGCTGGCAAACCAAAAGCAGGTGAGTCTCGTAGAATGAAAATGAAACGTAAATCTTTTAAAGCAAGACATGGTAAGAATATAAGGAAAGGTAAAATGTCAGCAGCCTACTGGGCTAACAAAGTAAAATGGTAATATGAGTTTATACGAAAACATACGCAAAAAGAGAGAAAGAATAAAAGC